ATGATGAAAGGGCACGCGTTGAAAAACTTCGCAAACACGTTGTCGGGGCTATCGGAACCGGCACGCTTGACCTATTCGCCGCGCGCGATGAGATCGGGCGCAGATTGGCTTGCCTCCGCGACGCCGCAGGAGGTTGACGGTTTTCTGGGCGGACTAAGTGACAACGCGCTGGCAGCACTGCCCTGGATGTTTGAATTCTGGGCGCTGCAGCACCAATTGCCGCCCGATGGGGTGTGGAAGACGTGGGTCATCATGGGTGGGCGCGGCGCGGGCAAAACCCGGGCCGGATCGGAATGGGTGCGCGCGCAGGTGGAAGGTGCGGCTCCGCATAGTCCGGGGCAGGCAAAGCGGGTGGCTTTGGTGGGCGAAACCATTGATCAGGTGCGCGATGTGATGATCTTTGGCGACAGCGGTATTTTGGCCTGTTCGCCGCCCGATCGCAGGCCCGACTGGCAGGCAAGCAAGCGGCAATTGCTGTGGCCGAATGGCGCGATTGCGCAGGTGTTTTCCGCGCATGAACCCGACAGTTTGCGCGGGCCGCAGTTTGATGCGGCTTGGGTCGACGAACTGGCGAAGTGGAAGAAGGGCCAAGCCACGTGGGATCAGTTGCAGTTCGCGTTGCGGCTGGGCGAAAATCCGCGGCAGGTGGTGACGACAACGCCGCAGAATGTTGGGGTGTTGAAGGATATTCTGAAGAACCCGTCAACGGTGATGACGCACGCGCCAACCGATGCCAACCGCGCCTATCTGGCGGCGTCGTTTCTGGAGGAGGTGCGCACGCGGTATGCCGGCACCTCGCAGGGGGCGCAGGAGTTGGATGGGCTGCTGATTGAAGATGTGCCCGGGGCGCTGTGGCGGACAAGCCAGTTCGAGGCCGGGCGCCTGGCGGTTGCCCCGGCGTTGCAGCGGATTGTGGTGGCGGTGGACCCGCCGGTGACCGGCCACGGTAAATCGGACGAATGTGGCATCGTGGTGGTGGGGGCGGTGACCGAAGGGCCGCCGCAGAATTGGCATGCGGTGGTGTTGGAAGACGCCAGCGTTGCGGGGGCGTCGCCCGACCAATGGGCACGCGCCGCGATTGCAGCGATGGAGCGGCATCAGGCCGACCGGCTGGTGGCCGAGGTCAATCAGGGCGGCGATCTGGTGGAAGGGGTGATCCGGCAGATTGATCCGTTGGTGCCGTTTCGGGCGGTGCGGGCGACGCGGGGCAAGGGGGTTCGGGCAGAGCCGGTTTCGGCGCTTTATGAACAGGGCCGCGTGTCGCATCTGCGGGGGCTGGCGGTGCTGGAAAACCAGATGTGTCAGATGACCGCGCAGGGCTATTTGGGCAAAGGGTCACCCGACCGTCTGGATGCGCTAGTTTGGGCGCTGACCGATCTTGTGGTCGAGCCGTCGGAAAAGTTCCGCAAACCGCAGATGCGGCCGCTTTAGCGTTTTCGACGCCAGCGCTTTATTTTCTTCACGCGCGGCGGACCGGCGGTTTGGAAGCTGGCAAAGGCCGACGCTAGTTCCGGGCCGGAAAGCCCGCTGCCCAGCGTCAGGATTGGGTAGCTGGGCAGATCAAACGCTTGATAGAGCGGCAGTAAGACCCGATAGGGCCAGAACACCGAGCTTAGCGGTAGTGCGGGCGTGACCAGCACCGACTGCGCCAGATCAGCGCTGGGGTAGGCCTGCCAAACCAAGCCCTGCCAAGGCATTTCGGTGCTGCTGATGCGAAAATCGGTGATGCCGCTGGTGCTAAGGCGGATCAGGATGGGCCGTGTCAGGCAGCGTGCCAGCAGGGCGAACATGCCAATGGCAAGCGGCAGCAACAGCAGGCCGCCGACCACGCAGGTCAGGATCACCGGCCATTCGGTTTGGTGCCAAGGTGCGGCCAGCAAGAAGGCGGTAAACGCCAGATTTCCGGCCCAGAACAGGCACAGGCCAAACAATCGGCCACGTTTGGGGCGAATTTCTATCGGGTCCATTGCCAAAGCGTGGCGGCAAATTGGGCGGCGGTCAATTGCCGTTGCAGGCGCGGCACCGGCAGCGCGCGCTGCTCTGACGGTTCTTAAAGTTTTCTTCAATAGAACAGGTGGCAGACAAGCTGGTGGCCAAACGCAAAGGCGGTGGCTGTCAGTTCGGGGCCGGGTGGGCGTTTGCCCCGATACAGCAAGGAGCAATCGGGATGGTATTCGATTTTCTGAAGCGCGGTGCAGAGGTGGCGCTGCCAGAAAAGAAGGCGTCGGCCACCGGGCGCGTGGTGGCCTGGGGCAGTTCTGGCCGCGTGGCATGGAGTGCGCGCGATCTGGTGTCTTTGGGCAAGACCGGCTTTCAGGGCAACCCGATGGGGTTTCGGGCGGTGAAACTGATTTCTGAAGCCGCCGCCGCTTTGCCGTTGATTTTGCAAGATGCCGAGCGACGCTATGATCAGCATCCGGTGCTTGATCTGATCCGGCGACCGAACGGCGCGCAGGGGCGGGCCGAGCTGTTCGAGGCGATTTATGGCCACCTTTTGCTGTCGGGCAACGCCTATATCGAGGCGGTGCCGGGATTGGCAAAATTGCCTGCAGAGTTACACGTCTTGCGGTCGGACCGTATGGCGTTGGTGCCCGGTGCCGATGGCTGGCCGGTGGCCTATGACTATTCGGTCGGCGGGCGGACGCATCGTTTTGCGATGAACGAAGCCGATCAGCCAATCTGCCATATCAAGACCTTTCACCCGCAAGACGACCATTATGGCTTTTCGCCGTTACAGGCGGCAGCGGTGGCGATTGATGTGCACAGTTCGGCAAGTGCCTGGTCAAAGGCGCTGCTGGACAATGCCGCGCGGCCGTCGGGGGCGATTGTTTACAAGGGCGGCGACGGGCAATCGCAGCTTTCCACCGATCAGTATGATCGTCTGGTCAGCGAGATGGAAACGCATCATCAGGGCGCGCGCAATGCGGGGCGACCGATGTTGCTAGAGGGCGGGCTGGATTGGAAGCCGATGGGGTTCAGCCCGTCCGATATGGAGTTTCAAAAGACCAAAGAGGCCGCCGGGCGCGAGATTGCCACGGCGTTCGGGGTGCCGCCGATGTTGATGGGGATACCCGGCGATGCGACCTATTCGAACTATCAAGAGGCGAACCGGGCGTTCTATCGGCTGACGGTGCTGCCGCTGGTGGCGCGGGTGACCGCCGGAATTTCGCATTGGCTGTCGGTGTTTAGCGGCGAAGTGGTAGAGCTGCGCCCCGATCTTGACCAGATACCGGCGTTGGCTGTCGAACGTGATCAGCAATGGGCGCGGGTCGGGGCGGCCGATTTTCTGACCGCCGCTGAAAAGCGGGTTCTGTTGGGCCTACCGCGGTTGGCGGAGGGCGAATGACCCCAAGAAGACCGTCTGATGGGTCGCGCTTTCTTTACGACAGTTTCGATGCGGCTGCGGCACGTATCGAGGCCAACGAGCGCGTGGCCGAGCAGCGTTGGGCGGCGCTGGAGTTCCGGTTGGCACAGATAGATGCGGTGCTGGAGCGGTTGGAAAAGCGGATTTGGGTTGGGGTCTACGGGGTTGCGGCCTTTTTGCTGGCGCAGATGGCCGAGACGCTGATCAGGGCGGCAATGAAGTGAGGTGTGGAATGAACTGGAAAATGCAGGGCGCGCCGGAACGGAAATATCATCAGCCTGAACTTGGCCTGACGGTAACCGATGGGTCGCAGGTGGCCGGCTATGCCAGCCTGTTCGGTAAACGCGATCAGGGCGGCGACGTTGTGCAAAAGGGCGCCTATGCCGCAAGTCTGAAGGCGCTGGCGGCATCGGGCCGGCAAGTGAAGATGCTGTGGCAACATGACCCAACGCAGCCGATTGGTGTGTGGGACGAGGTGCGCGAAGACGCCACCGGGCTTTGGGTCAAGGGGCGGATTTTGACCGAAGTGGACAAGGGCCGTGAGGCTGCGGCCTTGCTGGTGGCGGGCGCGATTGACGGGCTGTCGATTGGCTATCGCACGGTCAAGGCCGAACGGGACGGCAAGGGGCAACGCTTGTTGTCGGAACTGGAACTTTGGGAGGTTTCTTTGGTGACCTTTCCGATGCTTCCCGAGGCGCGGGTTTCGGCCAAGGGCGATGCGCCCGATGCCGATTTTTGGCGCGATGTGGCCGCGCTTTTTGACGATGCGGCCAAGACCATGGCCGGGCGCGGCTAGCGCGGCCTTTCACGACCAACCTGAGGATACGACATGACCAAGATGAAATCTTGGGCCGATGAGGCTATGCCCATCGCCCCGATGCCGGGTGCGGAAGTGAAATCCGCGATGTCTGGATTTTTGAATGCCTTCAAAGGCTTTCAGGACGAAGTGAAACTATCTTTGCAACAACAGGAAGAGCGACTGACCATGCTGGATCGTAAAACCATGACCTATGCCCGCCCTGCGCTTTCGGCCCATGCCGAGTTGGATGTTCCGCACAAAAAGGCATTTGGCGCCTATCTGCGGTCGGGCGATGATGACGGCCTGCGCGGGCTGGTGCTGGAAGGCAAGGCGATGTCTTCGGCTGTTGCGGCGGATGGTGGCTATCTGGTGGACCCGCAGACCGCCGATACCATTCGGTCGATGCTGGTTGCGACCTCTAGCCTGCGGTCGATTGCCAATGTGGTGCAGGTAGAGGCGACGTCGTTTGACGTTTTGGTCGACCGCAGCGAAGTCGGGTCGGGGTGGGCCACCGAAGTGGCGGCAACCACCGAAACAGCAACGCCGACCATCGAGCGGATTTCGATCAAGCTAAGCGAGCTGTCGGCGATGCCGAAGGCAAGTCAGCGTCTGTTGGATGACAGCGCGTTTGATGTGGAAGGTTGGCTGGCCAACAAGATTGCCACGCGCTTTGTGCGCGCCGAGGCGGCGGCGTTTATCAACGGCGATGGCGTCGACAAGCCCAAGGGCATCTTGCTGCCGACCAAAGTGGCGAACGCATCGTGGGTCTGGGGCCAGCTTGGCTATATTCCGACCGGCGCTGCGGCAGATTTTGCCACCACCAATACCGTCGATTGCATCGTGACGCTGATCTATTCGCTGATGGCCGATTACCGCAGCAACGCAAGCTTCGTGATGAATTCGAAGACGGCGGGTGCGGTGCGCAAGATGAAAGATGTCGATGGCCGTTTCATGTGGTCGGATGGGCTGGCGGCGGCCGAGCCTGCGCGGCTGATGGGGTATCCGGTGCTGATCTGCGAAGACATGCCGGATGTCGCGGCAAACGCCTATCCGATTGCGTTTGGCGATTTCAAATCGGCCTATACCATCGCCGAACGCCCCGATCTGCGGATCTTGCGCGACCCGTTTTCGGCCAAGCCCAACGTGCTGTTCTATGCCAGCAAACGGGTGGGCGGCGACATCACCGACTATGCGGCGATCAAGCTGCTGAAAGTCGCGCTTTCCTAATTCCCAAACAGGTTGCCCGGCCGTCTTGGGCCGGGTGATGGGCGCGCGCCATGGGCTGCGCCGTCTGGCTGCTCCCCTCCGTTCGAGCGGCGTGGCGGCGCGCGTCAAGACTTGAGGCGAACTTTGGGCAAGGCGAAGGGATGAGACATGATGTTGACCGAACTAAGCAGCGTCGCGGCGGCGGTTTTGCCGGTGCAGGCGTTGAAGGACCACCTTCGGCTGGGCTCTGGGTTCAGCGATGCCGGGATGCAGGATGGGCTGATTGAAAGCTATCTGCGCGCCGCGATGGCCGCGATTGAAGCCCGCATTGGCAAGGTTGTGCTGACGCGCCGCTTCAAGCTGAGCCTTGAAGATTGGCGCAGTTCTGCCGAGCAACCGCTGCCGGTGGCTTGGGTGTCGGCAGTGGTGTCGGTGGCGGTGGTGGATGCGGCGGGCGGCAGCGTAACGGTTGATCCGGCGCGCTATCGTCTGGTGCAAGATATGCACCGCCCGAAACTGATGGCCGCCGGGGTGTTGTTGCCGTCTGTTCCGTCAGGCGGGCGGGCTGAGATTGTGTTTGATGCCGGTTTTGGTGCGGCTTGGTCCGCGGTGCCGGCTGATTTGGCGCAGGCTGTGCTGTTGCTGGCGGCCGCAGCGATCTGGGGCAACGCGCCACTGGGCTGCCGGTGGCGGTGCAAGGTTTGATCGAACGCTGGCGCACGGTGCGGGTGCTGGGCGGGGGCGCGGCATGACCCAGATCAGATTGACGCGAAAACTGATCGTTGAGGCGCCGCAGAATGTGGCCGATGGCACCGGTGGTTTTACCCAAAGCTGGGCCGTGCTGGGAACGCTGTGGGGCGATGTGGCCGCTGGCAGCGGGCGCGAAACCGCTGGAGTCGAGGTGACGTTGGCGGCGGTGCCTTACCGGATCACCGTGCGGGGCGCAGCGGTTGGGTCGACGGCGCGGCCAAAGCCTGAACAGCGTTTGCGCGATGGCACGCGGGTTTTCACCATTCTGGCGGTGACTGAGCGCGACAGCGACGGTCGATACCTGACCTGCTTTGCACGCGAGGAGGTTCCGGCATGAGCTATGCAGCCGCAGCCGCCTTGCAAGCCGCGCTTTACAGCCGCCTTTCGGCGTATCCGGCGCTAAGCGGTATCAGCATCGTAGACGCGATGCCCCCCGGCACCGCGCCCGGCACCTTTGTGATCATCGGGCCAGAACAGGTGTTGGACCAATCCGACACATCGGGCGCGGGTGCCGAGCACCGTTTTGAGGTTGCAATCATCAGCGACGCCACCGGGTTCTTGACGGCAAAAACCGTCGCGGGGGCGGTTTCGCAGGCGCTTGTCGATGCCCCCCTAAGCCTTGGCACCGGGCGCTTGGTGTCGATCAGTTTTTTGCGCGCAACGGCGCGGCGGCTGGACGAAGGCAGCGCGCGGCGCATCGACATGACCTTCCGCGCGCGGATCGAGCTTTGACTTAGACCTCACCTTGGGCTGACCGGGTGAATTCAACTGGAGATGAACATGGCAGTGCAAAACGGCAAAGATCTGCTGATCAAGGTCGATATGGTGGGCGACGGTACCTTTGTAACGGTGGCGGGCCTGCGGGCGACGCGGATCAGTTTTAACGCCGAAACCGTGGATGTCACGTCGTTGGAAAGTGCGGGGGGCTGGCGCGAGTTGCTGGCGGGAGCCGGGGTTAAGACGGCGGCGATTTCGGGATCGGGGGTGTTTCGG